CCGGCAGTCGCTTCCGCTGCCCAGTCCGCTTCGCAGATCGATACCGGCGGCGCGCTCAACGCGCTGCAGGTGATGCAGGGATTGACGCCGGCTAATCCGGCCAGCGTGCCGCAGGGATGATGGGATGACAGATCAGGAAATAGCGGCGTCGGTGCAGGCGATCATTGCATCCATCCCGCATGATAACCCTCAGCCCGCGGCAGAAAAAGCCGCTATCGCTGCAGGCGCGGCGCTACTGACCAACTTCCTGCAGAACATCAACGCCATCGCGAAAGCGACCAAGTAAAATGACCGACGAAATCCTCGACATGGACGGCAACCCCGCCGCCGCGCCCGAACAGTTCATCGAGACCGACACCAACGGCGATCCCGTTCGTCAGGGCTCGTTGATGGACGAGCGCCAGTCCTACGAGCGCGTGATCGAAGGCCTCAAGATGGTCTCCGATTCCTGCGCCCATCTGATCCGCCACGAGCCCCTGAAGGCCGAATACTGGCGCGGCTTCCTGACCCGGTTCGACCAGGCCCGGCGCATCTGCGTGCAGTACGCCGGCTTGGGCTTGGTGCTGCAGCAGAACGAAACCGCTGAGCTACGCGGCGAGCCGCTGCCGTGGAAGCAGTGCCGCGCGCGGTTTCTGGCCGGCATCGAACAGGCGGCCGGCGGCTGTCGCCAATTGGCCACATGCCATCGCGGCGATTTGTGGTGGTCGCAGATGGCGTCGACGCTGGACGATCTCGCGCGCAAGCTTCACGCGATGCGGCGCGCGGCCGTGCGTAAGGCGGTGCAGCAGGCGCCGGCGCTGATCCTGCCGCCCAGCTACACGAAGCACTGATTTCACCCACGCCCGTGCGGCTACGCGGGCTTCTAGAGCGCGATGAAATTGAACCCCGGGCTTCATCGTCCGTCGGCGAAGCTTCATCGCTTCCCCCTGACTGTCGCGCAAGGGCTTAGCCGGCCGGCGGACGATGGAGATTTGAACCATGGCACTAGCATCCGTTTCGTTTCGTGATCGCGTAACCGTCACCATTCCCGAAGCCATCGCAGCGCTCGGTGTCGGTCGAGACATCGTCTATCGAGAGATTGAGGCAGATCGTCTTAGAGTTGTTCAGCTTGGCGAACGCACGATGGTGACTGTCGAATCGCTACTCTCGCTGCCGGGTACGCTGGCCAAAGAAAAGGCGCGAGATAAAAAGCCAAGGACCGAGCGCCTTTCAGATTCATTTTTGGCAGAGGCGATCAAAGAATACGTGTCACTTCCGGAAAATGGTGGTCATTGGGCTGGAACTGCCTCTGACTTGTTCACCGTGCTTCTCCCTCAAGCCGACAGCGTCCCGACGCTCAGCGCGAGTGCTTACTTCCGGCGCTGGTTCAGTGCGCAAACCCTCGGCGCATGGCTGACGCGCAATCGATCGCTCCTGACGAGGCACGGCATCGAAATGCAGCGATTTCATTCAGGCATCCGGACAATCGAGTTTAGTGTCGGTTCGGAAGACTGATGAAACCGCTTCCCTTCACCGTCCAACGCAAGGACGGCATTGTCTGGGTCGACAGCGCCGTCGATGCCGCCTTCCGCAAGGCGCTGATGGACGGCGTGCCGCCGAACCTGCGGAGCAAGATGCAGGAGGCGCTGGCGGCGTCCCCCGACAAGGGAGCGGTCGAACATTCGAAGCGTTACTTCGGCAGCGAGTTGGGGCCGATGATGGAGCGGATATCGCCGCTCTTGATCGAACTCAACCGGATGCTGACTGAATCGTTCCGGCTGCCCGGGCTGTTCGACTGGCTCGACGTGACGAACTTCGGCAACGACTACCGGATGATCAAGGTGTTCGCGGCGTGGAGTGAGATGGTGCTGGCGAAGCCGAAGGTGCTGGTGCCATGACGGACGTCGTAGGCGCCGCTTTCAGTGCGATTTGTCAGGCAAACCGTCAGATGACGGACGGCTGTATCAAGGAGTTGTCGCAGGGCAAAGCCGTGCCGTTCGATGAAGTGAAGGAATTGTGCACGTCGATCAACGACGCCCTACAGACCTTCGCTCTGAAGGTTTATGGGAATAGCGACGGACCGCCAAACTGATGCCTGAAGATCTCCCGCACGAAACCTTCGACGCGGCCGATCCTGCTGCCGAGGACAACGCAAGGCGCGACGCGGCCCGGATTGCCCGCGAAGATGCCGACGTGTTGCGCGGCATCATGTTCAATAAGCCGGGCAGGGCGTGGCTGTTACGCTTTCTCGATGCCTGCCACATCAACAATTCGACCTTCGCGCCCGGCATGACGGACCAGACCGCGTTCAACCTGGGCGAAGAAGCTGTTGGGAAGCGGCTGTTGCTGACTGCGATGGGCGCCTCGGTCGACCTCTACATGAAGGCCATTCAAGAGCAGCAGGCCGAGGAACGCCGGCTGGCCGACGTGCGCCGGACCGAGCGCAAGAATCGGGAGAAAACCGAGGACGGTCCGATCAATGTGGCTGATCTGGTGGCGCCGCTGCCGCCGCCGGCCGGTTACCCGGGCGGACCGCCGCTCCCGAAGAAGGAAAAGAAGTAATGGCCCAAGAGCCGTATATCAGCGCGAAGCTGGCGGCGACCTTGGCTGACGGTCGCATTATTGATGTGGCACTCAAGAACTTCGGTTGGGACTGGAAGACAAACAGTTATGTGACCCAGTTCGAATTTGAGGACATGGCGATCGTCTCATATTTTTCCACCTCGTTCCACCAGCTACAGCATTGCTCTGAGCCCGATGTGCGGCTTTGCCGAGATTGCGAAAACCTTGAAGCCGCGCTGAAAACGCACTGTGGCGCTGCGCTTTGTGACCTAGAGGAAGCCTGATGTTCTATCGCGACTTCATGCAGAAATATCGCCCGCTCTATGCGCCTGATGGCGTGGATGGCGGTGCAACCAATGGCGCGGCGGGCAGTACCACTTCGGGCGCGTCCTCCGAAGCGTCTGTGCCGGTTCCGGCCGATGCTCCGCAGTTAGCTGCGTCATCGCCCCCCGCGCCTACCGATACCGCTGCCGCAACTGACACGGCCGCATCCGATTCCGCGCCGACGCTGCTCGAAGCAGCGGCCGGCAAACCGAAACCCGATGCCGCGGTCGCCGATAGCGCCGACGGCAAAAAGGAAGAACCGGCCCCGACCGACGCTGCCAAGCCCGATGCTAAGGACGCCAAACCCGAAGGCGACAAGCCCAAGGAAGAAGCGACCGCGGACAAGAAGGACGAAGCCGCCAAAGCCGACCCGGACGCGAAGGAAGCCACGGCCGCAGAGCCCCCGGCTCCGATCAAGTACGAAGCGTTCAAGTTGCCCGACGGCATCAAGCTCGACGACAAGGAACTGACCAAGTTCACGGAGTTCGCAGGCAATGCCCAGATCCCGCAGGATGTGGCGCAAGGCCTGGTCGATCTCTACGTCGCCGAGCGGCAAAACGATGCGGCACTCGCTCGCGCCGAGCAGCGCAAGACCTGGGATACCCTCAACGATACCTGGAAGACGGATCTGCGTAACGATCCCGAACTGGGCGGCAACCGGCTGGAGACATCGCTGTCGATGGCCAAGGCCGTGATCGAGGAATATCTCCCGGCAGGCGAGCAGGGCGAATACCTTGCCCACCTGAAGAACAACGGCATGGGCAACTTCAAGCTCCATGTGAAGCTGCTGCGCAACATCGGCAAGGCCTTGAACATCTTCGAAGACGGCATCGTGCCGGCCAACCCGCAGGCGCCGAAGGGCACCAAAGGTCCCGGACAGCGCGGCTGGTATCCGACCATGAATGGGCAACCGCCCGGCTAACAACCCTCCCTCGATCCCGCGCGGCTACGCGGGCTGACGCGACTTCTCGATCACGCCACCAACCTCCGCATCACAGCGGCCGGCGTGACTGACCGGAGTCGAACTCAATGGCATTCCTTACCCTCGCCGATATCGGCCGCCGCATGGACCCCGACGGCAAAATCGCCGACATGGCCGAACTGCTGTCTCAGTGCAACGAGATGGTCGACGACATGCCGATGGTGGAGGCCAATGGCCTCACCACCCACGTCACCACGGTGCGCACCTCGCTGCCCAAGGGCAGCTACATCCGCTACTACCAGGGCACCCCCTACACCAAGTCCAACGCCGCGCAGATCGAGTTCGGCATGTCGCTGCTGCGCGACTACTCCCAGGTCGACAAGGAGCTTTGCAAGCTCGGCGGCCAGGAGAGCGTCCAGCGCGAAAAGGAAGACGTCTCCCACATGGAGGGTCTTTCGCAGCAGCAGTCCTCGACGCTGGTGTACGGCAATTCGTGGACCACGCCGGAGCAGTTCACCGGCTGGGCGCCGTACTTCAACACGGTGTCGACCGCGACCGCACAGAACGCCGTCAACGTGTTCGATTGCGGCGGCACCGGATCGAGCAACGCCTCGATCTGGCTGATCGGCTGGGGCGATTCCACCGCCTACGGCATCTACCCGAAGGGCTCCAAGGGCGGTCTCGTGTTCGAAGACAAGGGCGACATCGTCCCGGGCTTCGATGCCAGCCAGAACCGCTTCGAGGCCTACACCTCGATGTTCCAGTGGCAGCTGGGTCTCGTGGTCGAAGACTGGCGCTATACCGTCCGTCTCTGCAACATCGACACCACCACGGCGGGCTTGCTTG